TGCCTGGTCCTGTATTTCGATTACCTGAGTCGCAATATCGTATAATGCCTGCGGATTATTGATTTTTCTGTCGATGTTGTATCTGCCTGATTTTTCTTTGACTACTTTGAGACTAAAAAAGCTGATGTTTGCCATTATATCAACCTCCTGTTATTTTAATAAAAAGACTATTCTATATTATTATTAACAAATGCAAACTATTTGCATATTTCCTATTACACCATTTCTTTTTTCATCTGTAATATAAAATGTTTCTTTTTTATATTCATACTTACATGGTTTAATACTATTAATTAATTCAATTATATCATTCCATTTCTTTCCACTTCGTCTTACTGTAAATTCCGCTGGATAATAACCATTACTAAAATATCCTACAAAATCAATATCATTATCAATAAATAAATTAGCAATTTTACAAACAATATTTGTTGTTATATCACCATGTACTTTAAATTTTAAACAACGTTCTGTTATGTAATTATTATTCATAAATTAAACCTCCTTATTTCTTTAATATTTTGGTTTCCTGTTTCCTGCTCTGTATTAAAAACATTTTAGATTTTTATAATCTGATTTCTTTCTTTCACCTCTTAAATAATTGTCAGCAATATTTTCAATTGCTACACCAAAAAGCATCCCTCTGTTATGTGATTCTTTGTCTAATGCTCCTGAATTTAAAAGTTTTATACATTCCTTTTCAAAAGCTTCTGCAAGTTCTTGTTTACGCTCCTGTATCATTTCTAAGGTTTCTTCATAATAAGATTTATCCATTTTCTTTCACTCCTTTTTATTTACTACGTGCAAGCCTCCTTTCCGATGCTTGCACCGCTTTGGGCCTAAAGCCTATTTATAGTCGCCCAAACGACTTATGCGGCCTTCTCTGCCGCTTTTTCTGCCTTTCTGTTGATGTACCAGTGGAGATATTCTCTTTCGGTTCGTGGATATTTGTTGTCCGCTGTTAGATAGTCAAGGATTTTCTGTTCGTGCTCCTGCACCGGGAAGCATTTCTCCCAATTGTGCTTCTGCTCCCATTTGCGAGCTAATCGTGCTATTGCAATCAACTTGTTGCTGTCAAGATTGAGGATGTTATACAGTTCATAAACCACGCGCCAACCGGCATTTTCGCAGTCAAAGTAATATATTACCCTTTTTTGCTCCTCTGCGCTTCTTTGCCATTGCGGCTTCTTTTTGCTTTCCTTTGCGTATTGCTCCCTATCGTAAAAATACTCCTGCACTGCTCCAATAAGTCTTTCAAGGTTTATTTTCATAATTAACACTCCTTTTAAAATTGCTACGTGCAAGCAGTTACAACCTTCCGCTCCTGCAGGCCTCTATCTCGATATGTCGCTCTGCAGTATTGCCGGTCAAGCCGACTCATAAGCTGTAACTGTGAGTATTAAGTTTTCAAGGTCCTGTTCTAGCCATTAGCCTCGAAGCGTTTTCACCCAGCTCCGGAAGGGCATCACATCTATTCGATTAATTACATTATACATCAACTGATGTATATTGCAAGATTAATTTTCTCTGAAAGCGAAAAATGAGACTTTAGTCCTATATAATTAATTTTGATAAAAACAGTCAGAAGCATTGAAAATGCAAGGTATAAAACCATTAACGAATAAATAAAAATCGCTTGTAGCGAATCCTAGAGAGCGCGATGTGGACACTTTGTATATATAAGTAGATGGGTAAATATCTGTAAAGCATTGATATTACTATATTATAGAGTATTTATATATGTAATATATATAATAGTATATATATAACAAAGGCACCTTCCCCCTAATATATAGGAGGCAGAAAGCAATAAAAAGCCGACTGCCTCCGAAAAACAAAAGAGGGAGCTGAGGATATGAAAAAAGGGAAAAAGAAAAAAGACCTGCCAAGCACAATATGCAAAGACTGTGCGAATAAAGATGCTTGTACAATGCCCTGCGAAGCTTTAGAGAGACTTTACAGGATGATGCAGGCAATTGACCGGGAAGAAAAGCTGAAGCTGCTGCAGGAGTATAAGAAGGACCTGGAATTGATATTTGCAGAGCCGGATCCGGAGACGGAAACTATAGCGAATAAGATTATAGATAAGTTCCCGGAGTTTGAGTTCATCCGGGATATGGATATTAGAATAGGCTTCATCAAGAGCTATGAGCAAAAAATGAAAGACGGGAAAGCAACCCTGGGAACCTGCGAAAAGGTAAGCGAAAAGCATAAGGCCTACTTGCCGTATGATTATATAATAACTATATATAAGAGTAATGCTTATTATCTTAATGATAATCAATATAAACTATTGATATATCACGAGTTAAAGCATATTGCTGTCGGGATGCGAGGCTTAACTATTCGACCTCACGATATCGAGGATTTTGCTGATATATTAAGAGATTTCGGATTAGAGTGGAATTGTGTTGCTTCCTCCGTTCCTGATATTTTAGCTTGATAATGCTCTATATATAGATTAGAGAGATATATGTTACTAAGTATCTATAGTTACTATAAGTATTGATATTGCTATTATTAAGAGTATTGATATAATAGAGTAATTATAAGTATAAGAGTATAAATAATATAGAGTATTATAGTATTATCAGTATTTAAGAGTGTATTAATATTAATATATAGATAGATATATAGAAGGTGGTGAATCACTTTGAGTAATAATGCTATAAACTGCAATGGATATGAGCCAACACCGGCGGAATTGAAGCTGCTTGAAGTCCTTCAAAACCCTGAACACTATAAGAAAACAGTCACGGAGAAGTGTCGCATTGCTGAAATTGATAACGCAACCTATTACAGGGCAATGGCTAAGCCTGAGTTCTGCGATTATTACAATAATCTGATAAGGGCCCAGCTTAAGAGTTCAGTCGGTGAAATCATCCAGGCGACGCGGAATTTCGGGACAAGGTTCCCAGGCAATCATCAGGACCGGAAGATATTATTGGAGATGGCCGGAGCTTACACCGAAAAGTCAGAGGTCAAGCATACTGGAAATGTAATCATTGAAATAGGCTTATCGGATGATGAAATGCCCGAAAGCCAAGAGCCAGAAGGGGTTGCGGAATAATCGGGAGATTGACAATTCCTTAACATTGCACGAAATCAATATTTAGTGCAATCGAATTGAAGTAGGCGCAAAGCAAGTAATACCAATGGTTAGCAGGGAGTTAACCACGCGCGTGTATGCGTATTTAATGAAAGCGGGAGGGACATATTTCCCAGCGGCTTGGCAGGCGGATAAAAAATGAATTGATAAGTTGCTGCAGTGGATCAGGAGAGGAACGCAGGTACCCACCCCCACCCCCGGAAACACCCCCCGGTGGGGGTTTATATTAATACCTCCCAAAACCTCGACACCAAAATCTCACAACTTAAAATATTCTCCTTGGAGGTGTAACCATGATAAGACGCTGGCTAAAACAGCTATTTTGTAAACATGCATATAAAATGACCGGATGGCACTTTATAAATAGCGGAATGAGCAAAATGAACTGGTATAAATGCATGAACTGTGGGAAAGAAACGTGTGCGGAATTTGACAGTAAGAAGGCAAGAATATTAAGCGGAAAGTGGTAATAACCGCATAAAATATTCCCCTAAACAGAGTAAATCCGAAATCGGTATATAATCGACCTCAAATTTTTTTATACTGATTTTTTACAAGTCAAAAATTTTCCTTAAGGAGTGAAACCAATGGCAGAGGAAATATTGAAAAGACTTACTGATTGGATGAAACAACAGAGAAAGAGGTTAAGATTCGCAGGAGTATAGTTTAAAGGTAGAACATCGGTCTCCAAAATCGAGAACATAGGTTCGATTCCTTTTGCTCCTGCCAAAATAACCCTAAAGAAAGGGTGCTAATATGCTTGAATTAAATAAACTTTATAATATGGATTGTATGGAGGGCATGAAGGATATACCTGATAAGTATTTTGAATTAGCAATAGTAGACCCTCCTTATGGGATAGGTGTAGACGGTCAAAAGGAAAGCATATGTAAAAACCCAAAGCACAACAGAAAGCAACACGATAAGAAAAATTGGGATAACGAAATACCACCTGCTGAATACTTTAGAGAGTTAGAAAGAGTATCAGTTAATCAAATAATATGGGGAGGTAACTATTTTGTCAAACACTTAACAAAAGGCACAAAGGGATGGATAGTATGGGATAAAGGGCAACATGGACTAACAATGAGCGATTGTGAACTTGCTTATTCCTCTTTTGATGTTCCGACAAGGATAAAAATAATGAACAGAGTTGAGTTGTTAAAAGAAGGTACATGCCACCCTACGCAAAAGCCGGTAAAACTCTATAAATGGTTATTACACAACTACGCAAAGCAAGGCGATAAAATCCTTGATACTCATGTAGGTAGTGGAAGTAGTTTGATAGCCTGTTATGATATGGGCTTTGAATATATGGGTTTTGAAATAGACAAAGAATACTACGAAGCCGCAAGTAAGCGGATAGAAGATACCATGAATCAGGTATCTTTTTTTAATACAGGAATATTATAAAGACATCCCAAAATTACCCCCGCAAAA